GGGTAGTAACCAACGTTTTGATTATACAGTATTAGGTGATAGTGTAAACTTAGCGGCAAGACTAGAAGCACAAACAAAAGAGTATGGTGTGTTTTTTATGTTTACAGAGCATACATTAAAACAAATCACAGTACCAGAAAATTTAGTAATGCTAGATAAAATTGCAGTTAAAGGACAAACAGCACCAGTAACAATTTATACCATACTAAATGATCACAAGTATGCAAGAGTTATAAACAGAATGGTAGACGCATATCAAAACAGAGAGTGGGCAACTTGCTCAAATCAAATAGAGATAATAAAAGATCATAAATGGAATGATACACTTGCAGAACTGTATGCAGAAAGAATTAAACAGCCTATGCCTATAGGTGATTGGGACGGAATAGAACGTAAAACATCAAAATAGTTATTCGTCTGGAGTCCAATCTTTTATATTTCTAAAAAACATATAATAATATTTAAAATCCTTTAATTGTTGTTTAGCATGAAAAAGTTCTAACGGAACTCCTCGCGAATTTTTTACTAATGGAAAATAGTATCTTGCTATAATCTTTTCTAGTTTTTTTACATCTTTTGCTAAAGCATCTAAAATAATATTATTGTATTCTTTATCTGTGATTAGATCTATTAACCAGTAGTGATAAGGATGTTCTGGATTATATCTTCTAGTAACTTCTCTTGCTTGATAATACATAGCTCTTACAGGGTTCATGCCTGGCCTATACGAGTTCATTATTTCTTTAAATCTAAAACTATCGTGTTCGGTTGCCTTGTGTTTAACTACACTAGCATAATCTTTCTTTAATGCTTTTTTTAGCGACTCGATATTTTTGCCAATATTCTGATGGTACTCTTTATATACTTTATCAAATATTTTCTGATATTTTACAGGTAACTGTTCGTAGTAAGTGTTATGTATGTCTTCTATCTCTATAGCACCTTCAAGTAATGTATGTGGGATTGTAGTAGTACGTTGAAACTTATCTAGTTCAGTAGTTATCCGCAAAATAACAAAATCGACAATTTCGCCTTTGCTCATATTATATATTTATCAGGAATTTATTTCTAATATAGTATGTAGTTTTTCAGTGCCACCATTTTTAGTCAGTGTAATTTTAGCACCATTATGTAGTGGCTTAGGCCATTGCCCTATGTCTACCCAGGCATAGCCGGCACTCTCGCCATTAAGTTTAGGGGGTTGAAATTCGTGGTCTACAACGTATACAAAACTGTAATAGTAAAAGTTTTTATCTTTACTTTGATATACATCTATGGGATTTAATTTTTGAAGCTCTGGTATAAAACCAATCTCTTCATCTAACTCACGTTGAATACATTGGTAAGGAGTTTCTCCTTTTTCCATCATGCCTCCCCAAAAACCCCAAGTATGATTAAATCGTTTGTTACCCTCTCTGAGTTGTAACATACATCTACCGGTGTCCTTAGCAAGGAATACTACTCCTGCCGCGGTCGTTTTTTTCATTTTACAATACAAGTCTCCAATATCCTGGTTTGTACTCTCCTTCGTAACTACTTATCCACTGAGTGCCAGTCCATTGATATTGTTTGGATGTAAATGTATTATGCATATAATGTGTATTGCCTGTTTGTGAACTAGCATCAAATGATACTACCCACTTACTGCCATTATATTCTATAATATCGTTTTCTGATGCATCAATATCCCAATTGGTATAACCTGATGCTGAAATTGTTTCTGTAATAAGATACCTTTGTCCATTTGCTGAAGCGGCCAATGTGCCGTCGCCTGGATAATTACCTCTAGGGTCTATGATTTTATCAACATCATTAATTGTATCTGTTGGTAAAGTATCTGTATCTAAATTAAAAATTAAGTTTGATGGTGTAGTAGTGTCTACTGAAATAGTACCAATAACTTCTCCTAAGAAATTATTAGTATCGTTACTAGTATTTAATTTAAGTAAACTAGTAGTTCTTATATCGCCTTGCATGTCTGTAATATCAGACCAAGGAACTTCAACACCTACTTCGTTAAGTAATACAGCAGAACCGCCACTTATTCTTACACTATAAAGTCCAGGTGTTACAACTACTTCTGCGGTGTCTTCTATATCACCAAAAAAGTCTGCATAATCTTCATCATAGCCTAAGTCTGATATACTGCTTACACTATGTATGTTTGCTATAATTCTTTGTATAATTGATTGTTTTTTAATCTTTGCTGGAGGACTAATCCAAATAGGTACACTAAATGTTAAAGTTGCAATATCTATAGAGTCTTCAGTACCAACTGGAACACTTCTATTACTCCATGCTATGTCTGTTAGTTCAACTTCAAATACACTAGTCCAATCTAATGGATTACTATTTGATTGTAATTGTATGCTAGGATTAAATAGTACAAATATTTGTTCTAATACTTGCAATTTAGTATCTGTATTATTTGACCATAAATCCATTTGTATAGTCATGTTATATGGTACTGGCATATACCTTTGTGTGGTATATAGATTTCCTTGATCAGTCTGGTATGTTCCAGATTCTGCATCAAAATCTCTTTCAGCAACCTGTGTTGTATCCACAAGGAAAGGTTCGTGCGTTCTATCTCTTGCTGGTTGTAAACTTTGGATTGTTACACTTATAAAAGGTGCACTATTAATTATATTCTCTGATCCGTTACGCAATATACTAGCAACCATTCTGTTTGCATCACCATATCTTGCTGGCACACGATTATATTTTACACCATTTTTTGTGTACTCTCGTGTTTGAAAATTTGAAAAGACACGGATAATTTGTAACAAATATCTTTTTATTTGTTCGTCATACCAGTAGTCTAAATTTTTACCTGCCATGTTAGTCTTCGTATCCTAGTTCGTCTATTTTATTATCTATATCTCTAATTGCTTCTTTAAAAACTTCTTCTAATTCGTATATTTCACTTTCTAATTTATTCTTTGCTTCAAATACTTTTCTCTCTTGGTACTCGTCTATTTCTATACCATGTTTTTCTGCCAGTGTACTTATATTAGTTATTATATCAACATGCATATCTGCATACTTGATAGTTTTAGTAATATCTCTTGCATCATCTAATGCTCGTTCTAAATCGAATTTTTTATCTTCTAACTTATCAATTACTTTTTGATTTTCGTGTAATGTTTTAATTTCTGTGAATTTCATTTTAATTATCCGTTTTAGGTTTAACAAGTTTACTTAACCCTACTTTCTCATTTATTATTTCGCCATTGTCACCTGTAAAGGTTGAGTCATTGTTTATAAAGCCTTTTAATATTCTGTTTGCGGCACTCCATGATCCTGTCATATCTGAGCCAACATTTAACCAACGTGTTCCTGACTTTTTAAATAGTCTGTGTGGTGAGAAGTCTGTTCTTAGGAAAAAGTCTCCATCATTTGTGCTACTTGTGGGGAAAGTTGCTCCACTACCCACAATACTAGAACCGTTTACTGGATTACCATCTGAACCACCAAAGTCTAATCCTGGTGCTGGTTTATCTGGTACACTATCATCCATGTAAAGATGTCCAGTTTTTCTATATTGCGAATCAAACGGCACATCACGTTCTGCTTGTTCTAAAATAGCATCGCTAATTTTAATTTCATTAGCATAGGTACTTATTAAGTTTCTTAAATCACCTTCTTCCTCACCAGTTCCAAGTATATCTCTGTACTCTTGTGAATCTGTTATAGGTCCTAATTTAACTCTCCAAAGATGTGACCACCAACGTGGGTCGTATCCTTCTGCAGGCCTACTAGCATCTGTAACAACATAAAATCTGTTTATTGCTTCGTCACTACCTAGTAATAAGTCATCACGTAAATGTGGTAATCCCAAAACATCGCCTGGCATAAGTCTTCTGCCTATAGAATCTACCATGCTTTCAGTATGGAAGTTCATAAACAATGTATCGTTTGCTAAAAACATACCAAACTGTGTTAAATCAAAGGAGTCATTGTCTCCTAAGTTGTATTGTCCACGTAATTCATAAATGTCTGGGCTATATTTTCTGTCTCTGTTTTCTAAAAATAA